GTCTTATATCGAAAGTCGTTATGGGTCGCCCTGTGCGGCAAAGTCTTTCTGGCTACTAAATCGATGGTATTAAACTAAGGTTGAGTTTATAGATTTATAGAGATTGAACGAGTCGTCATGAATTATGGGGAAATGTGCTTAAACTTGGTGAGCCATGACAACAATAATCGCCGTTCAGAAAAGAAACGAAGTCTTGTTTGGATCTGACGCTCAAGTAACTTCTGGCAACCGAATTAGTCGCCACCAGTTAATGGCTAAGATTGTTGAACGCGGTCCGTACATAATTGCCGGCAGCGGAGAAGTAGCGGCTTGCGACATCATTCAGCACATTTGGGTTCCCCCTACTCCAAAAGGTAATGACTGGAATGATCTTTATCATTATGTAATCAGCACAGTTGTTCCTTCAATGAAACTTGCATTCAAAGATAACGAGTACAAATGGAGTGAAATAACGGATGATGAAAATGAACCTAAGTTTGGTTTTCTAATTGCCATCGGCGGTCAAGTATTTGAAATTAGTGATGATTTTTCTGTAGGACTCGATTCCACAGGTTATTACGGAATTGGATCGGGAAGTGATATTGCAGTCGGCGCGTTACATGCCGGAGCGAATATGGAAGAGGCATTAAAGATAGCCGCTAGATTGGATGCATATACCTCGCCCCCTTTTTATTATTTCCAACAATCAAGAAGGGAAACAGCGAAGAAAGGAGTAAAATAAATCTATGGGGCTTCCATTAGTAACAAGAGATGTAGCAAGAAGTATTTATTATTATGCAGGTGGCGAATCCGAACTACCGCGTTTTGAAGACCTACCGCCAACCATTCAACTGTTTTACATTGAAGAAGCAGAAGCCGCAATAAGCGCAATCGTTAAACACATTCGTTTTTTATCAACACAAGCCCAACAAGAAACCCATTTAGATGAGTATAAGTTAATGGCAGGAGCAGTTTTAGATGCTTTAGCAGAAACACTAGAGCGTTAATGTCAGAGAGCGATAACAGGATCAGTAGGTGTATCTGCGGCTCATGGCGTTATGGATCAGACCCATGCTCAATCTGTTTAATTCTTAGCCGCGAGACTACAAAAAGTATCGAAGAGACCCTAAACTTGCTACAAAAGTAATACCCTTAGAACTAAGAGGGGGGCCATGGACAAAGAATCCGATCCACATGTTAGTAATGAAGAGCAATTAGCCTTCAATAGGTTGAGAGATGCGATACAAGGTTTAGCGGCCCTCCTCGATAAAAATGGCGCCATGGCAACTTCTTGGGTTTTAGCCTGCGAGTGGATGGACAGCGGAGGGAATGTTTGGTTTAGTACGCATGCAGACCCAGAAGGTCCAGTATGGAGAGTCAACGGGCTACTTTCGCACGCACAAGCGTATGTAACCGCTGAACATTTTAAGGGAGATACAAATGAAGGAAATATTTTTTAGTTTAATCACGGGCATGGCAGTTGGAGCACTTTTCACGATCCTTAAGTTTCCGATCCCTGCTCCTCCCACCGCTGCCGGCATAGCAGGAGTTGTTGGAGTATTCCTAGGATTAGTTTTAATCACGGCGATTTCGAAATTATTGTGAATGAACGAGCCGCCTGTGTACCCACAGACGACGGGTTTTGAACCATGTGCGACATCCGATCCAGAGTTATTTTTCCCAGAGCGAACAAATAACTTCTTAAAAATAACCGAATTGGCTAAGAGCCTTTGTCGTACCTGCGCTATACAGTCGGCTTGTCGGGACTTCGCTCTACATACAGATGTTGAAGGTATTTGGGGCGGAACTGACGAAAGACAAAGAAAAGTAATACAAAAGAAAGAAGGTATCGAGCCATACAGATTCGTCAAACTGGTATCGGCCTTAATTGACAAGATGAGCAACGCTCAAACAACACGCAAGAAGGGTAGTGAAAAAAATGAGTCAAACGATGACGATTATTGGAAACCTAGCGGCTGAACCTGAACTAAAGTTCACACCGAATGGCAAGGCTTGTGCAAAGTTTCCTGTAGCAACATCAGAAAGATATAAAAACGATAAAGGTGAATGGGAAAGTAGAAACTTAACTTACTGGAACGTAATTGCTTGGGATCGGATGGCTGAAAACGTAACTGAGTCGCTTCAAAAAGGAGATAAGGTTATTGTTTATGGAAAGGCATACACAGTTAGTTGGGATGATAAGAAAACAGGAGAAAAACGTTCCAGGATGGAAGTAACGGCTACAGAAGTGGCTATTGGTCTGTCGAAAGCGGTCGCACACATTCAAAGATCCGAACGCACACCTGTAGGCGGTGGCTGGGGAAGGGCAGAAGCCTTTGAAGTGAAGGCTCCATTCTCGAGTGGCGTGGAGTACGACATCCCACCCTTTTAATCTTTTGTTAGGGAATTGAATGTTATTCTTCCCTAATATGGATCAAACAGGACTAACTCCGCTTGAGGCGTCGGCAGTCCGACTCCACGAAATCTACCTTTCGATGCTTCAAGCGGGATTTACTTCGGACGAGGCACTATCCTTAATCGCTAAGATGTCGAGGCGCGGACAAGAGGAACCACATGGCTAAACCAGATTTAACAGAACTAGGAACGACGGGTCTGCGCCGTTCCGGTGGATTCGTACATGAAGAGTTTTTAACAGCCTTAAGAGGCAGACGTGGCTTACTTGTTTACAGGGAAATGGCGGACAACGATCCAGTCATTGGTTCAATTTTGTATGCAATTGAAAAAGTTATTCTTCGCCTAGATTGGCGCGTTGATCCATACGACAATTCTCCTGAGGCTAAAGAACTCGCAGATTTTGTGGACACTTGTTTAGAAGACATGTCTGACTCGTATGACCAAACACTTGCCTCCATCCTTTCAATGTTAGTTTATGGGTTCTCGTTTCACGAAATCGTTTACAAAATACGAGGCGGAGATAACAAAGATCCTCAAAGAAACTCAAAGTATTCAGATGGGAAAATAGGTTGGCGTAAATGGCCAATTCGTTCTCAAGAAACTTTGAACAACTGGATGATGGACGAAACAGGCGGCATACAAGGCATGCGCCAAATGGACCCTACAGGTGGCGGCTTTAGAGATATTCCAATTGAAAAGGCTTTACTTTTTAGGACAACAGTAAATAAAAATAACCCCGAAGGTCGTTCACTACTGCGCAATTCATTTCGGCCTTGGTACTACAAACGCAGAATAGAAGAGATCGAAGCAATTGGAATTGAACGCGACTTGGCAGGACTGCCTGTAGCCAAAGTTCCTCCTGAATATTTATCAAGCGGTAAAACTGCTGCCCAGCAAACTGTGCTCGACACGATTACAAACATTGTTCAAAATATAAAAAGAAACGAACAAGAAGGTGTTGTCTTCCCCTTAATGTTTGATGATAACGGAAATGAAATGTTCAAATTAGAACTTCTTTCCTCGGGCGGAACAAGACAATTCGATACGGATAAAGTTATTACGCGCTACGACCAACGGATTGCTATGAGTGTTTTGACTGACTTTATTCTGTTAGGGCACGAACGGGTAGGATCGTTTAGTTTAGGGTCTCAGAAAATGGATCTATGGACAATGAGTATTGATGCTATTGCTAAGTCAATTGCCGAGGTGATAAACCAATTCGCAATCCCAAGGCTGATGAAACTAAATAATTTCACGACCGAACTTACCCCTTACTTATCTTACGGACAGGTATCAAGCGTGGATCTAACAGAGATAGCAGATTATGTACAGAAACTTACCGCCGCTGGCGTGCTAATGCCGGATGAAAAACTGGAGGCTTACCTCAGAGAACAGGCTTCGTTGCCTCCTGCTGACACGACAAATACGGTGCTGTAATGCTCGTTGTTAGTAAGGCTAGACGGAGGATCAACCCTCCAGTTCAGCCACCAAACTTGACTCCTAACCAACGACAAGTACAAAACATTGTAGAAACTGCTTTCGCCGATTTACGGCCAGCAGCAGGAAGCGAGTTAGTAACCCAATCGCTTAATAGTCGGAACATACAACGTGTCGTTGACTCCTTCCCTTGGGACGAAACTACAGCGACTTTAGAACTAAGCCAAGAAGTATTTTCTAGTACTCTGTTAGAAAATATCGGCAAAGTACAACCAGCGCCAACAAATATTTTCACCGGTATGCGGTTTGACGTTACCGATCCAAGAGCAACTGAATGGGCTAAAACCCAATCGGCAAGATTAGTAACAGCAGTAACTGACGAAACGAAAGACATAATTCGACAAGTAGTTTCCGATGCGTTTACAAAAAACATTACTGTTTATGACACGGCTAAAACTTTGCGTAATGTAATTGGATTAAATAACAGACAATTCGAATCCTATATGAAGTTCACAGAAACGCTTGGAAACAATTTACGCGAACAAGGACTTACCGGCAGGGCTTTTAATGAAGCGTTCGACAAAATGTCAACAAGGCAGTATGACCGAATGATTAAACAACGTGCTGAAATGATAGCAAGAACAGAAATCAGCATGGCAGAAAACAATGGCCAATACCTAGGATGGCAACAGGCCGTCGAACAAGGTTATGCAGATCCAAAAAGTGTAAAACGTTGGAGTACTTCGACAGATGAACGCACTTGTATTATTTGTCGCCCGATGAATGGGATGAGCGTCAAATGGGATGAGTCTTATCCGAATGGCATCTTCATGCCACCCGCACACCCAATGTGCCGTTGTGCTATTTCGTTGCTAGAGCCAGATTCGGCACTCGCTCAAAACTTTATGCCACCAATTACTCCACAGTTTGATCCATTGACAATAGCAATCCCGACGCTAACTGCAATACAACCAGCAGTCGGCACACCTGCAATGATTTCAATTGAAGACGCGGTAGCGGCTGCAAACACTTCGGGAGCAAGAAGACAATCAGCATTTCAATACGATGCTGGCGACATTGAAAACTTAAACGTTACTGTTCGCCCAGTTAAGTTCAATGGGAGTCCACATACCGAACTAACTTTCAAATTAACTCCAGTGGCTCAGAAAAACCTGTTCGATCAGATTAAGAGAGAGGGCGATAAAACAAAATGGGAAGTGAGCAAGGGAGTTGTAATTATCGATAAGAAAAATAATAAAACTGAAGAAGTAAAGTTCGCGAAGGCAGAAAAAACTAAAGTTCAGGAAGAGTCGGCTGGATTTAGTAACGTAGGAAGTGAATTCGTTGTAAGTAGTGTTTACAGAACAGGATCAAGTAACGGAACATTCACACGTTACTTTCCAGACGGAACCGCGATAAGGGTCATTAAAGATCAAGACAATCTATTCGCATTCGATGGACTCGTCCGTGTAATGATTCCCGGCAAAGCAACGCAACAACAAGTTGAAGCGGCTATGCGTAGCGTGGGAGTGAAAGCCAATAGAGTGCCAACGGCTGAAGACATCTTAAACCTCAAGGCGAATCGGATCGTAGCCTTGTTCGAACCCGATACAACTCTAAAATACAAGGCCGGCTCCGCAGCAGAAATGAAGACACAACAAGAACTAGCCAACAACATCTTAAAAAAATATGGCATAACTTTAGACGATGTAGGTGTTGAACTAGATGATCTAGGCAATATGAAGTTTTTTTTACCTGATAATGTTGTCGAGAAGATTATGAGCGAAACTAAAGTAGTGAACTTTCAACACACAATAGGATCACTAGAAACAGTTGAGGGAATAGTAGATCTGATTCTTGGTGGGAACCTTTATTCGACAACCTCAAGAGGGTTGAAAGGTATAAATCGTAGAGGCATTTCATCGCAGAGTGATATCGGAACAGGTGGAGCGGATTATGTCTTCCTTACGCCCCTTTACAAAAAAAGGACTTCTCCAGATCCTGGAACCATGGTATTTCAACCAAAACCAATCCTAAGGAGAACTGATTGGTTTGCATGGCGCTCTGATGCTTTCGGTGTTCGTAATCCTAACGATTACAGGTTTGCAAACAGATTAGAAGAGTTAACAAAACTTGATTGGATAGAAGAATTGAAAAACGGGAATACTTTTACAGGTGAACTTATGGTTCAACACTCCCTGAGCCTCGACGCGTTGGAAGCCTTTTATGTGGACCTACCTGATGACATAATTCGTATCTTAAAACGTAAAGGAGTAACACAAATCGGAGGAAAACCAATAGAAAAAGTTATCTTGAGAGCAACGAGTGTGTGATGGAAGATTATCCAAAGAGTTTAATTTTAACACCACCTATTTTTTTACCAAACATGCGTTTTAGACACAAACGATTGAAGGCGTGGGGTCCCTTTGTTTTTGAACAAGGTGTCAAAAAAATAATCGGCATGGAACTTTGGGAC